TTACAAGATCCTTTTCACGAATATATATGGGAATAGTGCAACACCACGTGCATCGGTTGTCAAACCAAATCTAAGCGGCGCATAACTCGAATCAACGGTAGGTCCATTCACACTTGTCGAAGGATAACCATTGAGTTGTACACCACGCGGAATTCCATCACCGATCGAACCTGCAGCTATCAAAGAACCTGCGCCGCCCCCAGCGCCGCCTTGCGGTATATCAAATGAAATGGATGTAGAAGCGCCGTGTCGATGTCCCTGAAACCGATCCCTTCTTCTCAAACCGCCGATCCATTCTGAATCCGAATCCATGACGGAAACGAAACCGCGCCCTTGAATTGCAAAGTGCCGTATTTGATTTGTAATTGTCGTTCCTTGAATTGCATCGGGCAATCGATGTTTGTAAAACCGAACTTTGACTCCCGAAAGAGAACCACTTGAATTGGCCGCAGTGCAAGTAAAGCTAATCGTTCTACTTGAAGTGGAGATCGCCGTAATCGCCATTGTAGTATTCGCGGGTACTCCACCGACAGCTTGTAAAAGCGTTCCCGTCATCCAATTTGTGAACGAACCGTGGACTAAATTTTCTTCTGCTAAAGCATTGATCATCTTTTGACAAGCAGTTGTATTTGCAAAAGTTATCGTAAGAACGTTACTCGCGATCGTGTAACTCGCCGCATCAAAGTCAGTTACATTGGTTCCGAGCGGATCGTAACGCAACGGTTTATTCAACCAATACGAAACTAAGTCTGGCATTCCACCCGTTCCATTTGCGTTGATCAACTGATCCGCGGAAGCCAAACAAAACGCAGGAAAATCCGCGGACGGCGGTCGGAGCTCGTCCATCCAAAACATCTCACCTAAAAATTTGCGTTCTTGTTTGAAAATGAGATCCGTAAAATTCTTAAAGAAAAGATAAACCTGATTGATCGCCTTTACAAACTTCAACGGATTATTTGTATCCGGATTGATACCCGCTATGATATCCGAATTTAAATCCGCTAATAAACCGGTCTTAACCGAGGTTGCTTGTTTTTCCTCGGTCACTTCGTTGTCCTTAATGCGACGGCCTCTGATTCCGCGGTAGACTCTAAGATCGTTTCCTAACGTGACAACACCGGACGCATTCGTAGAAATAGCTCGAAGAGCAACGTCACCTGCAAGCAATGCTCCTTGTCTTGCAATGATTTCATAGGAGTTGTCTCTCCAAACGATTGGACCATCGTCGGGTATATTTGAGGGGTTAGTATATGCAGTTTCTTGAAACTTATGACGAACGACTAAAGTACAAGACGCATTATTGGGAACCACGATTCCGATCGTTGGCGGGACTTCGATCCTTTTGCCGTTTTCATCATAAGCGATGAGTGAATCGATTAAATCTACTTTGCTCGGCGTCGAGCTAATTGCAATCGTTCCTCCGCAATCGATTCCTGAACCGAACGCATCCAAATCCCGATTGAGAATTTCCTGTCCCTTGGATTCCTGTTCCTTTTTCCAATCCTCAGGAAAAACTCGTTTTCCTAAACTTGGAAATTCTATTCCTGATAATTTATCCATAACTATAATACCCTCTTAACAAACACATAAGGAAAAGCTGATAAACCTCGAGCATCGGTGGTTTTTCCCGAACGCTGTCCGCCATACGTTGTATCCGTAATTACATTTCTAACAATCGTATTAGAAGTAGCGTTTACATTATTATAAGCGTTATCGAGAATCCCCGGAGTCGGACCTCCTAAGGCACCTGCTCCAATAGCATGGGAATGTCCTTGAAACCGATCCCTTCTTCTCAACCCTCCGATCCAATCGCTATCCACATCCATCACCGAAACAAAGCCGCGCCCTTGAATTGCAAAATGACGAACCTGATTCGTAATCGTGGTTCCCGGAGTTATATCCGGTAATCTGTGTTTGTAAAAACGCAGCTTAACACCCGTTAAAGAGCCGCTCGAATTGGCCGCAGCGCAAGAAAAGCTAATCGTTCTACTGCCCGAAGAAAGCGCCGTGATCGCAAGAGTTGCGTTAGCCGGAACACCACCGATCGCCTGCGACAGAGTCCCGGTCATCCAGTTCGTAAAAGATCCGCCCTGAACCAGGTTATCCTCTACCAAAGCGTCGATCATCTTTTGACAAGCAGTTGTATTTGCAAAAGTTATCGTAAGAACATTACTCGCAATCGTGTAACTCGCCGCATCAAAGTCAGTTACGTTGGTTCCGAGCGGATCGTAACGCAACGGTTTATTCAACCAATACGAAACTAAGTCTGGCATTCCACCGTTGCCATTTGCGTTGATCAACTGATCCGCGGAAGCCAAACAAAACGCGGGAAAATCCGCGGAAGGCGGTCGGAGCTCGTCCATCCAAAACATCTCTCCCAAAAATTTGCGCTCTTGTTTGAAGGTAACTTCCGCAAAATTTTTAGAATAAAGATAGCTTTGATTGATTCCTTTTACAAGTTTAAGCGGATTGCTCGTATCCGGATTGATGAATGTGATCAAATCCGCATGTAGGTCCGTAACAAGTCCGGTCTTCACGGATACTGCTTGTTTTTCTTCCGTTACTTGTCCGTCCTTGATGCCGTTTGTTGAAACGCCTCTCCAAACTCTTAAGTCGGACCCAAGCGTAACCACACCGGAAGCGTTAGACGAAATTGATCTCAACGGAATATCGCCCGAGACAAGAGAACCTTGTCTTGCTAAAATCTCGAAAGAATTATCTCTCCAAACGTTCGGGCCGTCGCTCGGAAGATTCGAAGGACTATCGTATAACGTTTCCATGAACTTATGACGAACCACAAGAGTACAAGTAACGTTATTCGGCACGGGAATACCCGCGACCGGCGCGGCTTCGATTCTTTTTCCTTCCGCGTCATAAGCGATGATCGTGTCGATCAAATCCACCCGATTCGAACCCGAGCCTACGACGATCGTTCCGCCCGATTGTAGTCCGAAACCGACAAGATCCAAATCTCGATTGATGATCTCCTGACTTTTCGATTCCTGTTCCTTTTTCCAATCTTCCGGAAAAACCCTTTTGTTCACGCTTGGAAAAGTAATGCCCGATAATTTATCCATGAACAGCTCCTTCAAAGGAAGGAAAATCGATTTCGATCGCTTCCAATTCGTTATAGAGAACGTTTACGTTCGTCTTTACGTTATTTTGAATTTGAGAGACCAACTCTCTTTTGATTCTTTTGCAAATTCCGCAGTAGGATTCGTATGAGTTCGCTTTAGCAAGAATGGAACTTGCAAGTTCCGTAATATCATCGTCTTCCATAGTTTTTGATTCGCTTACGAGTGCGATTAGGGAAGACTTTAAATTCTCCCTTTCCTGAGAATTTGCAGAAAGCCATTGTTTCGCTTGAGGACTTAAAATCGGCCAAGAGATCGGTTCGCTTTTCGGATACTTACAAAGAATCCGATCCAAGGCTTCGTCGAACTTAGAATGAATTTTTCGGATCTTTTTTTCTTTATAAGAAGAGATCGTTAAAAGACCGCATTGAAGAAGTTCAAGTTCCGTCTTCGGAACGAGTTTTTCCTCCTCGATCTTCATACCTTCCGGAACGGAGACCAAACCTCGATCCGCCTTTTCGGAAAGGGAGAATTCTTTTAACTCGCCCGCCTCGAACTTATATCCTTCCGGAGGAAAGGAAATTCCTTGATGAATTTTCTTCTTTAACCCATCCGACTGATCTCGGTTGAAAAGTTCGACCTCCAATTCTATCGAAGACAAATTAGAGTTCGAATATTCCTCCAGACTTGCGGAAGAATAGACAAATATTTTTTCCATAATTGCTCCTGACGGAGCGAAGAGCAGTCATACGGAATAAAATATTCCGCATTTTGTATATTTAATAAATTGAATATTCTTTTATTTTTTCCGCCCTGCGAGAATGAAACTTGTTCGATACGGAGCCGCCCATGACGAAAGGCTCGAACGTCCCTTGTTCTTCCCAAAATTCACAGACGTTACCGCCCACATTCACATTCTCCATAGAACGAACCAATTCGGCTCGATCGAACGAATCCGAAAGTTTCGGAAACAAAAATCGATAGCGAAATAGAACGTATTTGCGAGACATCATTCTTCCGTCGATCGGACCCCCCATAACGAAACAATTTTTTGATTCTTCCGTTTCATAAACCTTGGAATATCGGATTTCATCCGAGTTAAGCCCGGTCGAGAATTGAACTACTTGTCTTTTCGAAGAGACGGAAGCGATCGAAAGCTTAAAAAGTTTCGCAAGTAAAAGTCTGCTTCGATACAACTCGTCTGTTTCTCCCGGAAGTTTTGCGATCTTATATCGCGCACCCCATAATATTAATCCGAAACCGTCGCTGGTTTCGAGCCACATCTGTCTATACAACCAACTCAGTCTTGCCGCTCTTTCGTTTAGAATGGAAAGAACGGATTTTAAAAACTTATACCATAAACTCGAATCTCCGAGTTTCCGAACGAGGCTTCTCTGATTTTTCCAAACGACGGAATCGAAATCGAATACGAACTTATCAGACATACACAACGCCTATCGTTTGAAAACCGGGACCCGCGTTCGCCAACGAACCCGAAGGAACATCAACATTTCCTAATGGATTGAATTCCACGTCGATACAATTCGGAAGAGTTTGATACAACGCTTTCAACTGAGCGTCCACAAAATCCTGACCTTCGCTCAAAGAAAGAAAGTATTCGTCCTTGATTTGATCCAGAATAACCTGGCTCGGAATCGTATCGGAAGAAGAGAATTTCACCGTAACCGTTTTGTTTATAAGCGTCTCCGAAACATTCTCGACTAACACGTGTGCGACGCCGCCCGGATCGTTTTCCTCGGAATTGAAATGATCTCTTACTTGATCGAGTTGGGAAGCGTTCAACGTTCCCACCGCTCCTTGCACGAGAATTTTTACTTCCCCGTCCGTCTTTAACGTTTTCGCGCTTTTGAAGATCGCTCTTTTTACGAAAGAAAAAGTTTCCGCTTCTCCCTTATACCAAGCCGGAGTCCATTTCGATGAAACACCTTCCGCGTTTTGCAAACGCGCCCTGACCGAGGTTCTTGTTTCACGATATTGACCTTGTTGAATCGGATTGATTTCTATGTTGGAAACGTAATTGATTCCGTCGGGCGGATTTTCGATCAAACTGATCGCGCCGGCAACGACGTTTCCGATCGGACCATCCACGGTAGATTGAACGAGAGCTTCCACCGTAAACTTTCCTTGTGCGTCCGCGGAAACTCCGGCGGGAAGAATCAACGCGTCTTGAAGAAAGAATCTTACTTTCTGATCCTCGTTACCGGAAGTCGTAACGATCAAGGATTGAGGAATTTCGCGATCCACCGAAGGTTGAATCGATGAGCCGATTCTTACTTTTAGAATCGAAGGAAGCGCGGGTTTCCACTGCATTCCTCTTCGAATCAAATGTTCGTGCAAGGCGTCGTCTTCCGCGGTATGAGGATGAATCGCTTTTTGAACGGATACAAGATCCGTGTCTATGAATAAAAAAACCGCGTTGGAAACGGCGCGCAGAATCGAAAACGTTTTCGAAGTGGGACTGAAAGTATGATTCTTTAATACTCCCGAAGCCTTTACGCTTTGAAGATGATCCGTAAGAACCTGTTCTTTAGTAATGTTTAAATTCACCGAATGCCTCCATATTATTTCATTAGAATTCCTTTAACTGATTCTCCCGTTTTTAATCGGAAATCGACTACGATCCGATTTTCCATATCGAGAGCGACGTCGATCGACTTGGAATCGATCGCTGGATGTATTTTTAAAATCCTTTCGGCGTCCCGGATTCGAGCGGCCTGATCCCCGTATTCCGTCGAGTTCAAAGCGACCCTTTGTCTGCTGTAGATTTCGGGATAGTCGATGTCGTCGGCGACGGTCATTTCGAACATTTCCCGAACCTCCGATAAAACGATTCTTACCGAATTCGCGTCGCTTAACAAATCGTCGTCCGAAGCGTCCAAAGTCAAATCTCCGAATCGAATCGGATCGTTCCCAAAATCGATCATCAGGTTCCTGCCTTCGGTTTACTCGAAACGGACGGTCCGACCGGAGTATCCACGTAATCCGTCAAGTGAGACGATAAACCCACCGAATTGGAAGATTCCGCAAACGCGGTGATTTCTTTTTTTGCGTCCAGTTTCCCGGTCGTTTTAAAATCGCCTTCCTGTTCCACGTTTCCCCGGATCTTAAACGTTTTTCCTCCGAGATCTAAAAGAAAACCGTCGTCGTCGAGCGTAACCTTAATCATGTTTTTATAATTTACATAAGCCTTATGTTCTTGGATCTCCAGCTCTACCTGATCCGCGACCTTGGTTTTGATCGAATCGATCTTTTCGAAGGCGAACGCAGTGTATCTTTTTTCAAGATTATCCCTCGCGATCAAAAGACATTTCGAACCCGTTCTCGGAATCACCGGTTCCGTCCAAGTCACGTTGTGGATAAAGTCTTCGGAAACTTTTACGGTTAAGAGTTTATTATCCGAGTCCACGGAGTCTATGATTCCCGATTTCGCGAAGAACATAGGGAATCCGATCTTCCACGCTTGAACGATCGCTTGTATAAGAGTTCTATCCGCCATTCTTCCTCTTTATTTTCCCCCATTCGATTTCGAACTTCCGCTCGCCGGCGGCTCGTGATAAAAGCCGGGATAAATTTCCTGACGATAGCCGTTCATATTAAACTTTTTGATTACACGATCCACGAAAGCCTTTGCGCTTCTGGAAGAATCTTCGGGATCTTGAATATCGATGATCTGAGAATGTGTGATCGAAGGAAAACCGAAGGAAAGAAATTTCCCCTTGAAACCCGAACCGCATTTTTCGTCGAAAATTTCCTTCGCTCTTTTTTCGGCGCCTTGAGAATCCAAGCCGTCAATTTCGTAATAACGTGATTCTCCTTCTCCGTGTTCCCCTCTGTATGTTTGTCCCGTTTTCGGATTTTCACCGCGAACCACGATTTGAAAGGGTTTGCTTTCTTGCGGAGTTAATTCATCTTCTATAATATTCTCCCCGAATCGAAAGATCGGAAACTTTTCCTTTTTCGAAGATGTGCTTCCGCTTTGAGAATTCGATCCGCTCGTTTTCGAGGTAAGGCTCAAATCCGGATGAGAATACGCTTTTTGAACCACTAATTTCCAATCGTGAAAAAATACGTCGACACCGTGCGTCTTTTTGAGTTCCGATAGCGCATAACGCGCCGATTTTTTAGCACATCGAATATCCACCGTTCGTTTGATATCCGAGTCCCTTACAACGATCGAAATATCAGATTTGATCTGGGGATGAATACAATCGTTTAGAAAAGTCATCAACGGTTTTTGATGATAATCCTGAGTCATGATTTTTCTCTGACAAAAGAAGAAAGGATCCACGCATTTCAATTCCAGAGGAACCTTAGGACTGATTTCCAATACATAACCGTTGAATTCGGGAAAAAGCCCGTATCTCGTATAACCGGCCTTCCAAGTCACCTTTGAAAATTTTAGGATCGAATCCTTTTTCAGATTTTTGTATTTCGGAAGTTTTATCTTCAGTATGTCCGTCGGAATCTCACGAGAAGATTCCAACGTGACCTCCGTGACCGCGGGGAACTTCGCATTAGAAATTTCTAATTCTTGAACCAGAGTCAGCATCAGATCGCCATCCTTTTTTTCGCGTTTGCAAGTTCGGTTTTCGAAACGAGCGCTTCTATGTGTAAAGTCGAACCCACGTTTTCATACGGCTGAATGTTCGAATTATTCTCCCTGATTTTTCCCGAAAAATGTTCGGTTCCATAGTAAAACGCGCTGATGGATTCGTACGTATCTCCGGTGGAAATCGTATGAAAACGATTCTCCGTCAAAGGATCGGGAATTTCGATCAGGATCCCCGCTTCCAAATTCGTCCAATCTTCGATCTGAGGATTATTATCCAGGATCAATCTCCACAACTCCCATTTTCCGTAATAACGAGCCGAAAGTCTCTGAAGAGTATCATTGTTTCTTAATACGTAAAATTGACTCATAACGAGGACTCCACTGCGCTGTTTTTCGATTCCACGGATGCGAGATCCAAATCGTATTCCTCATCGGATAAGAACGTAAGTGTGATTGATTGACTGTATTGAATCGGCCCGTCCGGCAAATCGAAACTTTTGCAAACTACATTCTTAATTCCTAATGCGTTTAACATCGAATGATTCAAGTAGAGCGTTTCGTTGGTTTCCCAGAACTTCTTCAATTCTCTTATCTTTTGAATCATACTCTTTACCAAAGGATTGGAAGGAGCCGCTAAAATTCCCGCGCCATACGTCGCTGCCAGAAGGGTGAACTCGATCGTGATCGACCAATCACCGAAACCGGTAAGCTCCTTTACGGTTCCCTTTCCGCCGGGAATTGCGGTGACTTCTATTTTCTTTTCTTGGCTCGCTCGAATTTTTGTTCCGGACGGAAATTCATATTCGCTGGAAAGATCGAGACCGATCACCAATCGATCCGTGTCGCCGGTTATGATTTCGGGTGGTATGTATCCCGCGGGCGCCGCGGGCGGTGTAATTCCTCCGATCATGCTAATTCCATCTCCTCAAAACGATCCAACTCTTGGAAGATCGCATCGGTTATGATTTCACCGATCTTCTTCTTATTGGCCGTTCTATCTCCCACAACAAGTTGACCGATGATCGAACCTATGGATAAGGAAGAGCCGCTTTGTTTTTTTCCGAAGCCCGTCTCCGTAACCTCGGAAGTCTCGCTGGTTCTGCGTACGACTCTTTTCGAATCCGAATCGATCGTTTCGTTAAATCTTTGTAAGATCGGATTCTTCTTAGAACGATCGGAAGCGATTCCAAGTTCATTCGAATTTCCTAATGAAGTATTTCGATTGTTCTTATTGGTCGACAAACCTCCGGTATTCATTCCTTGCGTTTGATTCAGAGTGATTCCCGGTTGTTTCGTCGTTTGCACCTTGAATTGCAAACCCGGAACGGAAATTTGTTTCGAAGTTCCCGGAGCTTTAACGTTGTTTTGAAAACCAGGAGCCGGGGAAGAATTCGAACTTGAACCGTTCTTAAACCCGAGCAGTTTGCCAAGAGGACCTTGATTCTGTTTGGAACCTCCCGGCAAAAAACTTCCTATAAAACCTAAACCTTCTTTGATGGGTTGTGTTATAAAGTTAAGTCCCGCAAGAATTCCGTTTCCCAACGCTTTCATCAAATTCCATCCCGCCGTTTTTGCGGATTCAGGAATCGCGTTCCAGATTCCGTTCCAAATCGCGTTAAACTGCTCCATCAACCAAGGGCCGATTGAGAGAAAGGTATTCCAAAACTGATTCAAATTCTCTAATATTGAATTACCGAATCCGATAACACCTGTTACCAAAATGTTCCAAAGATCGGAAACGTAAGCGGCGATGCTACTCGCCAAGTTCGAAATATCGTCCCAGTAATTGTAAATCGTAAGTCCAATGCCCGCAAACAAACCTAAAAAGAGTGTGATCGGTCCGAGAATGACTCCCGCGATCACCGCAACGAGCCCTTTGGCCCAATCCGGCATTTCCATCCAAGCGGCTTTGACCGTGTCCCAAGCCGACGTAAGAAAATCCACAAGTGAATTCAATTTCTCTAATATATAATCCACGGCGACGATCGCCGCCGCCTTGATCTCGTCCCAGTACGTTATGATCAATGCCGCACCGGCTACAAATCCAACGATAATAAGTCCGACCGGATTCGCCGCGATCGCAGAGGCTAAAAGTGAAAATCCGGTTCGAAGAGCGGCTAACGCACCTTTCAAAGTAAACAAAGCGGGAGCGATCGATCTAAGCGCCAAAATTCCGCTTTTGATTGCGGAAAAGGCTCCGATCCCGTATAAAACGGCTATTCCTAACGTGGTGAAATTTCCGGCAAATTCCAATAATTTAGGATTATTCATTAAAAAGACGTTGAGAGTTTCGATTCCTCCGGCGATGAATCTGAAAATTTTTGAAAGCGCGGATTCTAAGATTCCGAACTTAACAAGCGCGGAGTTTTCGATCCCACTTCCTAAATGTTTTTTAAAATTTTCCCAAGCGTTCGAAATTCTTCCGAATTGATTGGAAGAACGATCCAAAACTTCGGCGGCTTTGGCAAAATCATCTATATTACCGAATTTTAATTGATTGAGATCTCCGTTAAACCCTTGAACCGATTTTCCAGCGGCGATGATTTGATTCGTTACTTCATCGAAACTGTTTCCGGTAGCGAGAACGTTATTTGTCACCGCTCCGACCATCGCGTTCAAGTTGGCCGCATTGAGATCCTTGAACGATGATTTGATCTTGAGCGCACTTGCAAGTATTTGTTCGACCGGAATTCCAGTTTCACCCGAAAGTTTAAACGCATGATCTTTGATGGAAGCGACGTCTTGAACGCTAACCCCGAGTTTTTTAAAACCGTTCTCCAATTTGGAGCTTTCGCTTCTTGCGTCGTATAAATATTTCGCGATCTTTACGAACTGAGTCGCGAGTTTTAACATTCGATTGCCGGAATCTATTTTTTCAACGGCCTTTCCCAATTCGACCGCTTGATCTTTATTCTCGCCGATCAACGTTTTCATTGCGTCCCATTTCCGATTGATCTCGTCGATTTTACTGGAGGCGAGATCCGCTATCGTAAAGACAATTTTCATTTCGCTCGTGTTCGTATCAGCCATACCCCGCCTCCGGTAACATCTAATCGCCGTTAAACGCTTTTACGATCGCTCGAGTAAGAGTGTTGATCTCGATCAGCCGCACGAATTCCAATTCGGCGGCCAATTGAGTTTCATAACTTTCGCGTTCGTCTCCGTCCAACGGATATTCCATCTTTCTTCCCGGGAAATAGTACATCAGAAGAACTTCCAACGCACCGTTCCCGGCTTTAAGAAGCTGAAGCTTCTCCCCTATAGCTTTTTTGCGGTCACCTCTTGCGTGGTCGCAGTAAGCTCGATCAGTTTGTTGCTGATCGGAATAAAAATTCCCGGAGAATCTTGAGCCCAACCGTTCACAACATCGAAACTAGGATACAGACAACACTGACCCGTGAGACGTTGTGCGACATCGGTTTGTTTTTCCTTTCTCGCCTTTTCAAGGGTATCGTCCACCTGAGTCTTGTTAGGTACTCTGCAGATGATCTTTCTTCCTTCGCCCGCATCCAAAACGTGAACTCCTCCCTTATCTGCAAAATGGGATTTGATCGAATCGATCGCGTCCTTATTGCGTGCGATAAAGTCGTCGTCTATGTTCTGATAAGGCTGGGGAAGTTTTTCGAAAGCTTCCTTTAAAGCCGGAATTGAACTGATTAATGGATTCATCTTGTTTCCTTTTTCCTTTTATGAAGGTTCTAAACGATCCTTACGCGAACGTAATGACCGGAATCGACAACAAAGCGATTTCCAACGGAACCGCGATCGCTCCCGAGTTTCCGCTTTTGATATCCGCGTTGTATTTCGTGATCTTAACCGCAGGTGCGATGTATTTAAAGTCGGGTCTTCCTTCCGCTTTTAAGATCGCGGTCAACGGAGCGGGTGGAAGCTTCTCGATCAAACCGCCGTAAGGCGCCGCAAGAAGAATCAAACGATCCAGTTCTTCGAAATAAATTTCCGCGCTGATGTTTCGTTTGTAATTCTTTGTGGTGTATCCTACGATTTCTCCCGCTTTTCCGTATGTGAGTTCGATCTCGACTGCATGATCGAACGTGAACGAGGAAAAGTTCACCATATCGTAGCCGAAAAGTTTCAACTCGAGATTGGTGAAGCTATAATTTTCCTTTACTACTTCTAATGCCATTGCTTACTCCTATTTAGGTGTGGCGAAAGAGGTTTCCCACTCGATCGCTTTGGTTCTGTTGCTTACGTACATCTTGCACTTCGCTTTGAGAATACGATCGGTGTTGAAGGTTTTATTCGGATCGAGAATGATCTCGTGTCCCGAAATTTCCTTTCTACCCGGAGCTTCCATCTCGGCGGAGATTTTAGAATCGATATACGTTTTCAGATAATCAAGACCGCCCGAACCGGAGTCGACTTCCGTATCCATATTCAGAAACTGAAGAGATTCTCGATAAAGAATGCGATGCATCTTATCGGCGCGTCTGCGTTCCGGAAGTTCCTTGAAATCGGAATCGCTCGAAGCCTTGATCTTATCTCTTGCGATGAAAATTCCGTCGTAGTCGTCGTATTGTTTGAGAACCATCAAACCCATATCGTGAAGCAGATCCATGTAGTCCCGATAACCACTATCCCAGTAACGGATTTCGGAGAACGTCAACGACCGCATGTCCTTCACATATCCGATCGAAACGTTCACCGGCGCGGCCGCGATCTTAGCGGTCGCCATAGTCGCGAAGTTTCTCCAAACTCCGATGGAATCTCCAGCGGACTTAACCGCAGAATAACCGCCGGAAGCGTTGACTCCGCCTTTGATATAACGAGCCTCGCCGACCGCGATCATCACTCTTCCCTTAGGAGAAACGAAAGGTTCGAACTCGTCCTGAACGTATTGAAAATATTCCGGAAGAGTTTCGGATTGATTCTTACCTCTCGCTTCCAAAATGATAAACGAAGGAAGGTGATGTTCCGTTTCCATCTCTTCCAAAATAACGTTACACGACATTGCAAACGCTCTGGACGCGGGGCCCAAAACATGAATCCAATACGCGCCGTATTCTCTTTTTAAAGCCTCGATCGCGGTCAACTTGGACGCGTTAGACGCACTTGGACCCGTAATCGTAAAGGTGTAAGTATCCCCGACTTTAAAAGTGTTTGCGGGAGTGGACGCAGCAGTAAAGGTCGCGCTCACACCTGCGTCCAAAGAAATCGGAGAACCGCTCGCAGGAGTAATCAAAGGAGTGGAGAAGTTTGCGCCTCCGTCCACGGATTTGCGATACTCCGCAACTCCGGGCGCTCCCGCCTTTGTAATTTTAAGAAGCACAACTCTGCTTCCCGTTGGTGTTCCGGAAGTCGTCGGTAAAGCCGCTTCTCCGCTTCCGATTTTGGTCGGAGTTCCGATCGTTCCCGCAACGTCGTTTTGAGGACGCACACAAAGAACCGGAACCGGTTTTTGTCCTTTGGATTCGTCGAACTCTTCGAAGAATTGTTCCAAAGAATCCACGAGTTCTCCCCTTCCGAAAACGTCCTTTGCTTGCGGGGTGTTATTGATGACATAGACTCTGTTTACGTCGCCGGTTTCCGCAGTTCCGACCTTGGAACCTACGCGATCCGGTTTAACGTCGTTGAAGTTGATCCCACCGTTCTGATGGTAGGTAGTCACGTCGCCTGTTGACATTGATACGCTCCTAATATTAAGAGCAACTGAGTAGAATGGCGGACGAGCCGCTCTTTATATTATTATTTCTGAATATCAGATTTTTGATTCGGCTCGTTCGTTTTTACCTTAAGTGAATTTTTTTCCTCTGCGTGTTCGGAAGAATTCTCCTCTGCAACGCTTTTGTTTTTGTCCGCGTCCTTTCCCGAAAATTCGCGATAAGCGGATTTAAGAATCTCTTCCTTTACTTCTTCTTCGGGATCTCTGCGTAGATGATCCAAAAAACCCGCGGCCAGAGCCGGGGTAATTTCGTACTTTTTAATAAACTCAACTGCTTTCATTGTTCCTCCGATGTTCCTATTTCAGTTGGCTCTTCGATCTGAAAGGTTCCCTGAGCCAAAGTGGGAACCGATTCCGTTTCAAAAAGTCCATCGCTGAAAACGATCTCCATCTTCAATTTATAGTATCCGAGATTTTCGGAAGAATCGGAGACCACGAGAGAAGCTCCGGGTTTCACCTCGACGGTGATTCCTTGCGCCGTGGCGAATTTCCGATGATTGGAAAGATAGATGAGAATTTGATCGATGATTCCGAGCGATCCGACGCCCGAACCCAAATGTCCGGCGGACGGAACGTCTTTGGCGGAATTCTGCATCCAAAAATGGATCGTATATGTAAATTCTTGAATATAATGTCTTTTTAAAAAACGGATATTTTTAACTCCGCTTATGGTCTCGGGTTCGAGCTTTTGAAACCTTTTACCGTCCGCGATCGAAACGAGCGGGAATTGAATCAAAACACAAAACGGAAACAAACTCGGATAATCGTCGACATTCGGACTCGTTTGAAAAATTCTGCTTTCCGAAAACAAGGAAACCGGTTCGGTCGCGGGAGGTTCAGGAAGAACTTTGACCGAGAGGATCAAGGATTTTAGATATTCTATATGGCTGATTCTCATAATAAGATTTTTCCGTTGCGATGAAAGTATAACGTGTTTCCGTTTTCGAACAAGGCGCGAACCGCATCAAACCGCCCCTATTTCTCCAGATAAAAAATACTCGGAACCCCGAGATCGAAAAGCGCGTCCAACTCGTATTGAATCATATGTCCGTAAGGATCGACGTAACGAGGCCCGACGCCGTAAGGATCGGAAGCTTTTAGAAATTTTTTACCGTCTTCGTTGATAACGATTCCGATGCCGCGTATGATATGTCCTTTTTGCGTGAGAAACGTTCCCAAACCGCAGGGATAATTCCATTTTTCGAAATACGCGCATAGTTCTTCCTTGTTTCCTTTTTTCTTCACGACCTTAAAAGGAATCTCGTTGTCTTTCATTAGAATATTAAAATGTTCTGCGTGATCAAAGGAATCGTAAACGTTCTTTCCGTTTTTAATCACCCAATCTTCGAAAAGCGCGTAATAGTTATAAGTCGTCAGATGGATAAAATCGGGGATTCTATAGATCAGACCGATATAAACGATCAGATCCTGAAACACGTTGCCCATACATTGTTGGTAATCCTTTAAAAAAAGACGGGGCGTAACCTGATCTTTTCTTTGCGGATTCCAAGGCGAAATAGGATGAGAAATGTATGAAATCATAATATATGTCCTTCGTTTAACAAACGGGTTGATTGAGCTCGCAGGATCTTCGAATGGAGAATAAACCGGGAATCAGACTGGATTCGAGAAAACGAACCCTCAGTTCCGAACAATCCCTTTCCCATTCCGTCCATTTGCGAACGCACTCTTCTCTGAACAAACAACGCGAAAGATCCTTTGCGTGAATTCGATACGCGTTGTATCTTCCCGAAGTCACATACCATTCTCCACCGATTCGAATCGGCGGAGGAGAACTCGCTTCCTCGGGAATCGTCAAAGCGTAATTAACGGATGAAAAACTTCCCTTGCATTCCTCGTTACGTCGATCACGGACACGATCTGCCGGATTCCGGCACGCAATCAGAATCGTAAGCAGAACCGGGAGAAAGATTGATTTCTTTGACTTCATGCGAACCTCCGCCGTGAATTATTTTTGAAAAGACCGAAACGCCTCTCGCTCCGATCAGAAAAACAAGAATTCCGAATATTAGAATCGCATAAACTTTAGTTTTCAAATCGAGAAGGTTCCACCAAAGCAGGAAGGAATTCATAACTGCCTACTCCCGACTTCCGATCGTGCGTTTTGATCGCCTTCTCCGCCTTGTTGAAAACGGTCGAGAATATCTCCGAAAACTTTTCTTTTCGAATTCAAGTCTTCGTTGATTCTTTTCCCGAGATACAAACTTCCAACCGTTCCGTAAAAAACGATCAGCCATTGGATCAAATCCATGTGAAGCGGCCTTAAAGAATCGGGTGAAAGAATCGAAAGCACGGATAAAGAAATTAAATAAGAAATTACTAATATAAAAACGATCCAAGTCCTGAGTGTGGTATCGGACGGTTTTCCGGTTTTATCGTCTTTGAATAAGAATCTCATTCCGATCTCCTCCCTTTCGAAGAAGTGAGTTTAATCAGATCCTTGACGTCCGCTTTGATTTCCGAAAGGTCCTTGGATATCGACTCCATTTCGGTTTCTATCTTAACGATCCGAATCTCGTGATCCTTATACATCGTGCTGTATTGAATCGCACCCGAAACGACGAAACCTAAAACGACCAGAAACTCTTTGATTCCGAGTTTTATCTGACTTATTTTTGAAATCTCCATTCTTCCTCGCAAAAAAAATCCCGCACTGTGGCGGGCTTCAATGACTACTCAATCGCTTCCGATTGTGAGGTAAGAATAACACGACTTCCGATCGGAACCAAGGGCTGAACCGAATCGTATCCGCTTGTTCCGCTCTTAATTTTCGCGGACTTGGGACCGACGCGTTATTCGTCTTTGAAAGGAAGAATGGAAATCAATGGATTTGTTTTTTCGTTCTGCGGGAGAGAGCGACCTTTTCCAAATCTCCAATCAGAAATCTGCGGACGCGGGGACTCCATTCTATATAGGGAATCTCGTGATCGATCACGTATTGATTGAACGTTCTTACGGAAAGATTCAAATACTGAGCCGCGTCTTTCGTCTTTAAAGTTTTGGAACTCTCTTGAATTTCAAGAGCTTCCGATTTTCCAGGGACCGAATCTTTGAGTTCGGATTTTAGGAAAGAATCGTTTTTAAATAAAGAACCTTTTCTTGTATTACCGTTGATTACTGACATAGCGTAAGTTTTGAACCCTGCGAGATACGTTTGTCAAGTCGTTTGCAAAACTTTTTCTTTTCGTAAACTTTCATCCATACGGCGGTCCGAAAAAACAAATTTATAAATTTAGAATATTCTAAATTTTGAATTTTTGGTCCGTAATGACTTTTAAATTCGAAAATCTAAGTAAAAATCTGGGCGCACCGATACGCATCTAAATCAAAACGAAACAAACTCGAAAAAAAAAGTTTAATGTTCAGGTTCCATTCTCCCTTGCAAAGAATCCGCAAATGAGCGCCCATGTGACATATGGAAATTATTGTCATTTTGAGTTCGTTTTCGAAATGAATTTCAAAATCGAAACAAAGGAAGACAAAAAAGAGTCACACTTTCGGATTTAGGATGGATTTTGTCGGGGGTCATAAATATACTAAACATATATATAGATGATTCGTTGGAGCAAGAATTTGGAAACCAGGGAAGATTTACGAGAGTTGATTTATTGGAAAGTGGAAAGTACTTTGAAAAGGTTCGAATACGATTTTCAATTTTCAAACGAACCGATTCAAGTTCTTCGACATACCTACGCGCAGGAAATCGCGAATCTTATCTTCGATTCTTTCGAAAATAAATGATCACTTCTTTTTTTTAAATTTTTCTATGACCACGCTCAACGCTTCCAATTCTCCATCGGGAACTTCCAAAAGACTTTCGACGATATTCTCCATTTGAGGACGAGTTCTTATCTTCCTAAGAATGTTTCGATAACGATCCGTTTCCGCATCGGACTTCGCTTCCACATCCGCAATCAACATATCGCCTTCGCCCGCGATCAACCAAAGGGGATTCACATTGTGCGCGGTTCTTAATCTCACCAAAGATTCTTGTGAAAAACTTTTGGCGCGTTCGTTGATAAGATCGCTGATAAACGCGGGTTTAAGATCGATCGATCTTGCAAATTCCGCCTGAGAAACGCCCAAAGTCTCGATCAATCTCTTCAAACGATCAGGAAATTTTTTATCCGCTTTATACATTTTTACCGTATTTTATGATTGACAATCATACATTTTTAACGTATGGTCATTTCAGGCGGGACAGGACTCGCTGAAATCAAAGTCGATTTCGACGTTCGATCCGGTCGTTCGCACGACCCAAGGCTCGCATACGGAAGCGAAATCGCAATCACAAAAAGGAGGCTCGATGATCATCATTAACGGAGACGAATGTAAGGATTTCATTTGTATCACGTTGCGAATGAAAACCTTAGCCAAGTTCGCGAGGGAAGCGGAAGTCAATTACGATTACCTCTCGAAAAGTTTAAACGGACAACATTCCTATACCGAAATCAGAGAAGCATTCAAAAAATGGAATGTTCCGTACCGAATGGATCGTGCGCCTCGATCCTATAACAAACGAAAAAACAGGAGGGCGGCATAATGAATCAACAAGGCTCGGCCGCGATCGCCGTAAAAAATCCGATCGTGAATAGGGACAATTTGGATCCGATCGTTCTTTCCGATATCGAGGAAAAAATGATCGTTCAAATCGCCGAATACGTAAGGGAACAATTTCCCACTTTCGACTGGAGATGGGACGATCATTCGGAGATGCACGATAAGGCGGTGACTTCGCTCTTTTTAGTGAAGAACGATATCGCTCAAATCTGTGAAAAAAATCCGAACAAGATTCAGGAGTTCATTAGTATTCTTGAATATATTTTGGAAGAGGAATTCGGGGAATAATCCCGATTCGAAAACTTTAAGGAGAATTTAGATTATGGAAGTCAATCGTTGTTCACAATGCGCTCAAAGGGATTCAATGCGTCAAACCGATCTTTGCGAGGAATGTCTGATCAAAAAGTTCAAACCCTTGATCTCTCTTTCGGATAAAATCCGTTCCCTACATTCGAACGCGACGGTTTCTTCGATTCAAGAAGAACCGAAAGGAGCGGCGTAATTTTATGAACGATTCGAACAACACGAAACGTTCGATCGTGGACGGCAAAGTCGTACACGAGGGTAAATTTTGGAGAAGAGGAAGAATTCTTTCCGTACGATTGGAACAGATCGTCGTCGAATCCGAACTCAATCTCCGGGATATCGCGTTCAAGTATTCGCAAAACGTGGATCAAAATTCTCCCTTCGAGCCGGGACCGTTGTATAGGGAACATCTCGCGGACGTCATCAAGGGAATCCGAAACACTGCACGTTATGTGAAAGCGATCGAAGAATCTTGGAAACTTCCCATCGAACAAATTCGTGCGATCTATCGCAAGGACAAGGAAATGGAAAAAAAAGGCGAGGCGCACGACCCGCTTTTCATCCGGGAATTTGCGGATTGGTATCGGGAAGTTTTACGTTCTCAAAAAGAAATTTCGAATCTAAAACCGATTCCGGAAGGAAGCGTAAACGAAATCGCCGTATAATAAAAATAGAATCTTATTCGAAACACGGAGAAGTCGCCTAACACAAAACTACGAAAAACGGCTTTGGGTTCCCGAAGAAAGCAAAGAGGAGGGAATTAAATGGATCATATCGTTTATAAAAATCTTAGAAATTACAAATACCAACTCGTAAAACCTTACAGTTTTCAAACCGAAATCAAAACGAATTCTCCGCTTCAAATCGGAAATCCGGATGTGAAAATTTTCGTGGATCTAAACCGAGACGGTATGCTCAACATCGAAGCCGGATACGCGTGGGACGGGCCGAGCGGACCGACCATCGATACGAAAACTTTTATGCGCGGTTCCTTGGTTCACGACGCTTTGTATCAGTTGATGCGCGAAGAAAAATTGGATCGAGACGGATACCGGGAAACCGCGGATCGAATCCTTAAAAAAATCTGTCTTGAAGACGGAATGAATTCGTTTCGAGCCGCCTACGTTTATAAGTTCGTTCGTTGGTTCGGCGAATCCTCCGCGAAACCGAAAGACGAAAGTAAAGAATGGGAAGTGGCTCCTTGA